GAACCCGAGCTTCCGATGGCGGCCGATCAGATGCTGCTCTGCGCGCTGCAGGTGCGAGCGCTGGTGCAGCAGTCGGACCCGCTCAACACGCTCGGAATGCTCGACGCTGCGCTGACGGGGATCGACGATCGTGCGCAGCTCGACAAGCACACCGTCAAGCTGTGCGTCGATCTTGCTGCGTTCGCGCTGCATATTGCAAGCCGGGTGCAGCGATGACCGACGACTACGATCAAGCGACGCTGATGCTGCTCGCCGACCTCGAAGCAGCGCCCCCCAGCCCCAAGCGCGACGCCATCATCGAGCGCGCGCGGGCGTTCAAGTACCACGACTTTCACCCGGCCGCGTACGTAGTGCCGAAGCTCGCGCTGTACGACCACCTGCAGAAGGCCGGGCTTGGCGAGCTCGCTGAGAACGTCAGGCGGTGCAAGTACGATCAGGACGCCGACGAGGCTGGCCGGTGGGCCGAGCAGTAGCGCCGATCTTCGGTCACTATCGCTGCGAACGATGCGTCAACCTCAACGTTCGCTGCGACGAGTGCCGGCGCAGAAAGGCGCTGGACCGGCGGGCCCAGCGCGCACGCCGCGTCGCGCGGGGCTTGTGCCGGTACTGCGCGTCGGCCGCGATGCCGGGCTCAAGGCTCTGCGCGGCCCATCGGCGCTTGCGCTGACCGTCGAGCGCGGGGTATCGCTGCTGGCATGATCACCTGGCAGCAAACCAGCATCGCGGGCAGCTACAGCGCCGCGGTGCGCCTCGATGGCATCTGCCTCGCCCGACTGCACGCCCGTGCGGACGCGTGGCAGATCGAGAGTCTCGACGGCATCAAAGCCGGGCCGGCCGGCTCAGTGGGACACGCCAGGCGGGCGGGGCTGCAGGCGCTTGCCGACATCCTGCGGCGCCTCGAGATGCAGGTGCAAGCGGCGCTGCGGTCGACGTAGCCGAGCAAGCAGGCGCGCGGCTACCGCCAGATCCGATGCGCGGACATCCGCACGTTGCGCATGTACTTGACGCTCGGCATCGGCTGCCAGTCGTTGCCGTTGTTGGCTGAGCCGTAGAACTTCATGTACGTCTCGACGCTGTCATGACCATCGCCGCGCGTGGTGACGCCGCGCTGCTCGAGAGCTTTCTGCCCAGCGATCCAGAGCGTGACGGTGGTGCCGCCTGCGCAGCCGGTGCTCTCGCTGCCCCAAACATAGTGCATCTCGATGTCGAACCACTCGCCCACGGGCAAGCTCACCGTGGACCAGTCGGTCTCGGGGTTGACGGCCGTCCAGCTCCACTTCACGCGCATGCTGCCATCCTCGGCGAGCATCAAGCCGGGCTGCGTATGCCAGCGCTCGCCAGGACCGACCGAGTGAAAGTCCCAGAGGTTGATCCAGGGATTACTGTCGTTGCTGCTGTTGGCAGTGATGACTTTTGGAAAGTACCACTCGGCCGCGATGTAGACGCCGGTGGAGCTTCGGACGAGCTCGTCAAAGGTGGCGTTCGCGAAGCTATAGATGCCCGCCTGCGAGCGAGAGCCGCCGTGGTTGTCGAAGGTCGCGACGTGCTTGAGTGCGAAGCCTGGGCCGCCGAGCGGGTCGTCGACGCGATAGAGGTCGACCTCGTCGTTGCCCCCGACCGCTTGGCCTATCGGGCGCTCGAGTTGGATCTGACTGAAGCCAAAGGGCGCCTCGCCGCATGAGTTCTGAATGTCGTCAGTCCAGAGAATGCCCGAGTGCGGCGCGGGTCGTGGGGTGTTGTGCGGCAGCGGTCTTGGAGTCGTGGCGTGCGCGCAGCCAGCCAGAGCCGCGCATGCAGCAATGACAGGAACGATAGGGATACGCATGGTTAGATCTCCGAATCACGGTGGTTTGGGTTCCAGTGTCGCCGATGGTCAGCATCGATCCTCTGCGGCGCACGATCAGCGACTGCTGCCAGCGCACGACGTCGATGCCGGTGCTGCCGAGCTCCATGGTTCATATCTGGACCAGGAGGCCGTGTGTCCCGTTCTGAACGGTAACGCTAGAGGACGCTGCACCCGAACGGAATCTCAATGCGAGGGTTCCCGCTAACAGTGTCCTGACCATGCCACCTACCAGCGCCACAACATCAGTCGAGCCCGGTCCCGCTGACGCAGCTCCCAAGCCCACGTCATCCACGGTTCCCACACCTGAGATGAAAGCAGTGGGTGACTGCGCGCCAAGCAACCCGGTGCGCGTGCCAGAGTTCAACGTACCCGAATAGCTCATGGCAAGGCGTATCGGGGTCGAGGTGGCGGCTGTCTGATAGTAGACGACCCAGCAAACCAGGTATTGCTCGTTGGCCTTTAGATCGAAGTTCAGCTGCGACCCAACGTCAGCCATTGCAGTCGTGGAGTTGACCGCCGGCCCAACGGTGAGACGCGCGACTTGAATCTGGCGCCCCACGAGGTTAGCGGCCACGCGCCGCACGGCCTCGTTGTCGAGGATGCTGCCCATGTTGAGGTTCGTCGGCCCCGCGGTCTCGATCAGCGGATGGCTGTGATCGAACGCGCTCGCGAGCGTCCCGACACCGGCGTTAGCCGCGCCGCCGACTTTGACGGGGGCCACTCTGCTTATGATTGGATTACTGAGAGGCACGGATCACGCGTCCTTCTCCATCAAGCGGTCTCGGTGACCTTCGCGTCGCCGTTCACCGCCGACCAGATGCCGGTGATGATCCCCGTGTAGTACCGTCGCGGCATCTCCCAGTACGCGCCTGGGTCGAGCTGCACCGACCAGCTGGTGAGTGACGCGGCTGATCCGAGCTTGAGGTACAGCGTCGCTGTGCTGCTGTTCACGACGAGCGCACCGACGCGCGCTGTATTCGCAGCGAGCAACGTGACAACAGTCGCGCTCGACGGCACGGCGGTGACGGTGCCAGTCGCCGGGCCGACGAACTCGACCGAGCCGATGTTTACGCCAGCATTCGCTGCGAGCTTCCCGATGACGTTGGCACTTGCCTGCAGCGCAACGCTCATGATGTTGGCTGTGACCGCGCCGGCGAGCGTCGCGAGATAGCCCCTGCTTTGACCGATGTCGACCTCGACCGTGCCCGGCAGGGCGTCGACGTCGTGAGCGACGATGTGCTCGCCCGAAATCGTGCGCGACTTGAGCGGTACGGTCGAAAGATCTGGATCTGCGTAGTATAGCGTCATGTGCTGTCACAGCCTCACAGTATGCCGCCCAGGTAGATCTTGCTGCCGCTCAGCGCCCACAGCTGACTGTTGATGAACTTCATCCAACTAAGCGCGCCGGTAGCCACATAGTCGACGGTGAAGTCAGGGGCCTGCCCAGCGGGGCTCATGCTGTACCTCACAGCCGCCGAGGTACCATCCGCGCTCGACGGCACCATCAGCCAAGCGAACGAAGAAGCGACCAGCACTCCGTCGCCAGCCGCGGCATGGATCTGCGACCACGTGATCCCGTCAACAGATCGAAAGACCTCACCCGTGAAGTGGAACACGAAGCCCAGACCGGCATCATAGACCAGCTGCATGTTGTCATAAGGCCGGGCCAGGTTGTGACGCACTGTCCACGTGATGCCATCGGGCGACGATGCAACCGCACCGCTTGATGATGCAACAACGAATAGCCCCGCGCCGAATGCGACTCCGAGGATGTCAGGCGTGCCGGAGAACGGCGAGGTCGCTGTGCTCCACGATGTGCCGTTGATGGAGTACTTGATCGTTTGGCCTGCGCCCACTGCAACGCAGCGACCAAGCCCGTTGGTCGCCACCCTGAGAAGATGCTCGCCCCCGTTCGCGCGGCGCGTCCATGTGCCATTGCCGGGCGAGGTCTGGATCTCGCCCACGGTCCCCACTGCGATGAAGAGTCCGAGCGTGGCGTCATACGCGATGTCGTTGAAGTCGCCCGCGTAACTTGAGCCTGCAGCCACTGTCTGCGCTGCGAAGTCGGTGTTGGGTCCGGTGTTGGCTTGAATGGCGCCAGCAGTGCCCACCGCGATCACTTGACGAGTTGCTGGCGCTCGAGCCAGCGCGCGAAGTGTCTTGGGCCCGATTGCAGTATCGTGGACTGCGCGCACCGTCGTCAGCGCTGCCTTGAGCTGAGCGCGTCCGACTAGCATCAGAACGCCCTGTAGGACCTGGGATAGATCTGTCTCACTGCGCGTCAGGCCGGCGCCCGTGATGAAGTTTGCCAGCTCGTTCTGCGTGTCAGCGAGCGCGTCCCACGCATGGTTGAAGTACCCGGCCGCCGGTTCCTCGCCGTTCGTGAAGCCTGCGGCGCGCTTGCCTGACGGCGGCGGGATCGGGCCGGGGTAGCCTGGCGGCGGCGTCGTCGCCCATTGATCGAGCTTGAGTTCCATTAGAGCACCACCACAATGGCGCCAGCGGGGGCTACGGGCGGCGGCTCCGTGTCGTACTCCATGTCGCGACCGTCGCTGATCGCAGAGAGCCGCCCGCGGTTGAAGCCGCGCGGGCTGTCATAGACCGAGTCGCCGCTGACCGAGAACCGGAACGACGTGGTCGAGTCGTACCAGTGAAAGAACGCTTGAACGCCGGCCGCCTTGGCCAGCACGATGAGTTGCGCAATCTCCGCGCCGTCAGCACCCAGCACCGGCCCCATCGCGTGGATCGTGAACGCTGCGGGGTAGTGGTCCTCGATGCGAATCGGCACCTGACAGAGCTTCGCAGCGAGCGCGATGAGTTGCCGCGACAGCCCCGAACTCTGATTGACGAGGACGCGCGCAGAGATCCACACCCGATACTGCTCGTCAGTGCGCCCCTCGCGCGGCTGTCCCACGATCTTGCCCAGCAGGTCGAGCACGGCGCCCTCGGCGGTCGCGGGCG